AGACCACTTACGTCTTTAGGAATCCATATCCCAGAACTGTTGTATTCACCAAAGCTAGATGGGTCAAGTGCAGTTCCATCAATTAATACTATTTCTGCAAGATAGCCGTCAAGGTAGCGACTAGCGGCAGGCAAAAAGCTACCTATATTATGCGAGTTTGTAGTATTAACTCTGCTGTCATAATTAAGCGGTGGGTAAGTTGAAGATGAAAATGTTTGCAAAACGTTATTTACATAAACTTTAGCTCTATTTGTGCTTATTGCTTGTGTGGTGTCCAAATTTATAACTACATGATACCAAGCAGACGGGTCACGAAACACTGCATTAGTTGTGAGTGCAAGCTGTGAAGAAGCAGAGCCATTATTTGCACTAAAATACAAAGTATCTCCAGTTAAAAACTGAAGCCCGACAAAATCGTTGCCAGCAGAATTAGATGTTGTAAAAATAGCTTGCTGAACTCCCAAGTTGCCTCGTTTAACCCAGCCACTCCACGTCCAAGTTTTCCTATTTCCAGCACTACTTGGTGTCCTATGCATATATGCACTATCATCATCATTAAATCTAATTGATTGGTCTATTGTATATGTGGTTGTACCTGATCCAGCTGCACCTGCAAGAACATTATTTTGAAATACCATGTGTAACCTCTAACTTACGTTTAAACTCGCCTGCATGTGTACACTTGAGCTTGAGAACACAATGTAGTCTATACGATCGACGGCAGAGGCTGTCGTTGTAAGAGTGGGAGCCGTACCTCCGACAAACTTATAGTTACCACCATATGCTAACGTACGAGATCCAGTGCCATCCTGTCGAATAAAGAATGATCCTGTTTGTCCTTTTTGTACATTTGTTGGATTAGCTAAAGTTCTGTTCCCACCAAGAACTACATCAAAGTTCTGACCATTATCAAGGTCCACAGTAATTGATGTTGCATCTGTTAATGAAACCACGTCGGCAACTGCTGCTTTTGTTAGTCGTAATTGTTTACCAAGTGAGTCAACAGCACTAACGGATATAGCTGTTGTTGCAAATAACTTGGTAGTATCTGTAATTGAACTTGAAATACTTGTTGTAATAATTCTTGTGGCATCTACAGCTGTGGCTGATACTGTACCACCTACTGTAATAGGACCAACATCTCCACCTTCTGTAGATAATGCACTCACACCTACTGGATCAACAGAGTTGTGAACATTAACACCATCACAATAAATAAACTTTGAACCACCACGAGGGGCAATGATATCGGTTGTTGTTGCGGCTGTCTTTAATTTAACGGTGTATGAACCACCAGTTGTTTGGTTATCAACAACATATAGTTTTTCAACACTAGGAATTACAATCGTTGAGTTTGATGCTAGTGTTCCTTCAATTCTTAATACAGCATTACGAGACTGGTCGGCTGCACCGTTACTAGCTGTTAATGATGTTGTGGCTCCTGTTGTACTGACAACGACTACACCACCAACGGCCTCGTCAACCATATCAATAACTTGTTGATTAAGACGATCACCCCAGGTGTTTGCATTTTCGCCGTCAGCTTGTTTCTCTAATCTGAGTCTAGTTGTATACGTACTGGGCATAATTAATTACTTCCTTTTACTAATGTATTATCGCCTCCAGCTGGTGAGGCATTGTTTCTCATATCATCCTGTCTTGTTCTTCTAGCTTCATTCAATAAGTCAGTAAAGGCTCGTTGATACTCTTGTTCCCAAACTTGAGCTGCCGAGTAGTTCTTCATGAACATACAAGCTTCCTTCATACTAGCATAAAACAATGCATTAGAACAATATTTGGTAAAGAAATTCTCTTGATGCACTGAGGTTGCTGCTGTCGGTTGGACAATATAAGACATTTCACAATCATAGGCCGATACAGGTGTAGGAGCTATCAGTAAATTATCAAAGCCAAAGTTAGCATAATACCTAGGCACTCCTGTACTTGTACGTTGTGGCCAATAGTCATTTAAATATTCATCAGTCTTTTGTAGTAGATTAATACGTGTACCATCAGACTTTAGAATATTTAAATTTTTAATGATTAATGTATTTACGGGTTTGGTAATAAACGGATCACCGATAACCATATTTGATGTTGCATATTGTACAACACCGTATGAATCTATTTCTCTAGTTAATCTAGCTTCAGCTCTTTCTATAAAAGCTGGGATGTCACCAACAAACTCTGTGCTGGTATCTTCACTTGTTGTTTTAATTCTGCTTACTAATTGGTTGTATGTTATACTCATATCTTCTTAGCCTTCCATATTTCAGAAGTACCACCAAAAACTTTCGGTGTCCATATTCCTCTTATGTGTGTTCTAAATCTAGCACTAACTCCTGTTAATACCAAGTTACCATCACCGTTTATGTTTGGTGATACAACTCTTGTTCTTATTACTGGTTGGAAGTTTGCTTTACCTCCCATACCGGCATGTACACTACACTGATAGTATAATGTAGTTGGACCATCATTCGCAACAAAGATTTGTGTATAAGCTCCAGCATTACCCGGAGTTCCCACTGTCTGTACATTTGTTGTAAACGGTATGGTTCTACCCTCATCTAAATAAAATCGTAAGGGGTGTCCACTATTAGAACTATCCGATTGATCAAAGGTATATAGGTTTCTATCTTTGACTAAATTTAAACCATACTGTTGTCTGCCATCTATAAAATATTTATTACTACCACCTACATTTACAACTGTTACTTTAAATGTTTTACCACCGTTATATATAACAGGATTAGCTCCAGCTTCTATGTTTTCATTACCCGTTGCAAAAGTTGCCGATGTTTGTGATGGTATAACATTTGTTCCAAAGAAAGCTATAGCATCTCTTAATGTAAAACTTGGTGATAATCCTGTTAAAGAAACTTTTGGACTACCTGTAATTGTTAGACTTCCTGATCCTGTTACTAATGCCACCCCTGTTACATTAACTTCTTTAACAAGTTGAACTGTTGGACTATTTAAACCAAACGATAAACTTGTTCCTGTTAGAGTTAGGTTGGCATTGGCGGTAACAGATGTACTACCAACAGCTGTGGTTATGCCTACGTTGGTTACAAAAGCTGTTCCCGGAATAGTTACGTCTACAGAATTGACAGCCGTAGATAAAGAAACACCGGTAACCGTAACGGTGCGATCGACAACACTACGGTTCCATGCACCTGAGTTCCAAGTATTTCTACCGTATCCACTGGTAATCACAGACATAACTGATTACCTATGGATTACGATAATGTGATAATAGCAGTAGATGCAGCAGCAGCTGGGAATGAAATTGTAAACGTACCGTTAGTCGATACTTTATCAGACCCAAAGTCTAACACAGCAATAGCTTTGTCACTGTTAGATGAATTATATATTAATGCTCCTCTAGCTGAGAATGTTGTACTGGTAAAAGATATATCAGCAAAATCAATAATTGCTGTTCCACCACCGGCAGATGTTGCACCAAGGGAAATAGTTACACCCGTTAGTGTACCACCTCCAGGAGCATATCCACCACTTGACACAACTTCATTATTTGTAGAGTACACAGATGTACCCGCCGATAAAGAAGCTGCACTTGTGAATAGAGCTATCTTTAAGGTATCAGTTTTAATCTGATGTCCTTCTTGTAAAACATCTCTTTTAAAAGAGTTACATACAGCTTGTGTAATGGCCATTTTTTAGTTACCTCTCTTTGTAAATGTTGAATCATCAGGACTCCACCCAGCATCACCAGTTGTAGCTAGTACAACTTCTGGACGTGCATCCCTCAAGTTTTCATCGTCATCAATCCTTGGAGTTTTGTTTTGCGGGTGATCTAATATATTATATCGACCATCCGTTTCCGAAGCTCCAACGACTAATCCCGTCGGCTCTTTGACTCGTTCAGAGTATTTAAATCTAAACCCTGATCGGTCACAGATAAAGTATGCATACTTACCTTTTGCCATTATAACCTAAACGATGGCTTAATCAAAAGACTCGCCCTTTCTTTATCTGCATACATTGCTGATGTTAATTCTTCTTCATACATCTGCTTTAACATACTGGCTCTTTCTGATGTAATGCCCGGTCTTTTGATAGACATTTTATAAGCTAAGCCTGTTGATAAGCATGGTAAGAATCTAAAAGGAACATCAGGATCTTGGTTAGATTTGGTTACATCTTCAACTTTATTAAAGCTGAAATATGATAATATAGGTGTGCCACTTGAAGTTGTGGTATCGGGGGTAGGCCACAAATATAATTCAGCTGCATCTCTTAATCTGTTAATAGCATATTGTGTTGGTCTACCTGTTTGTGTCTTGTTGGTAATTCGTTGGTAAGCTTCCATAGTAATACGTTCTAAAGCTAAGTCAGTATTAGTTGAACCACTGACTGTTCTATGGACAAGTTCAGTTATATCTATGAGTGAAGTTGGTAATGTATATTTAGCTGTGCCGTTTGTAATATCTAATGTAGCAATGTTTTGTTTCCATAGTAATATACCACGGTTCATCCAATCGATAAGGAGAAGGTTAAGTGTACGTCGTGCTTCTAGTGGTTCAAACCCTAGAGACTGTTCGCCACCTAACATAGACATAGCTTCTTCGATTACATCAGCTATATCTAAATTGAATGTTGTTGTTCCTGAAGTTGCCATACTATTTATCCTT